CGCTCATCGAGCACTCCCACGCGGCGCTCGTGGCACGCCTCGAAGCCCTAGAAAATATGTAGGTAGGTAATAGATGAGCGAGAACGTTCAAACCTTCTCCGGAAAAGTGAACGTCGCCGACAATCTCCTCGTGGGCACCTCACACTTTTTCGTGGATCGACAAAATAACCGTGTCGGAATAGGAACTTCAACCCCCGATGCGTCCTCGATGCTCGACGTGACAGGGAACATCAAGTCCGGTGGAACCATCACGGCTACTGGTGGGTTCAGCGGGAACGGATCGGGGTTGAGCGGAGTGAACTCGGACAGCGGGAGCTGGGTGAACGGGAGTTCCTCGAACGTGCACCTCGCGGTGTCGACGGATAATGTGGGGATCGGGGTTTTGGATCCGAGCTCCAAGCTGGATGTTAATGGTGATATCAACATTGCGACGGGCTCGACTTTAAGAGTGGGAGGAACACCGGCAGTCTTCAGTAACTGGAGTGTAGATGGATCGGATATATATCGTTCATCCGGAAATGTGGGCATCGGGACGAACAACCCTCAGTTTAAGCTTCACATAGGACCTGTAGATGATAATCACTTATATTTAGCATCTTCGAACAACTTGTATGGCTGGATAATAGATACTGATGATGAAGGTAATGGTTCTGTCCCGTTCAGAATAACAAAAAGGTCGGGTGGTGTTGATACTGAAGTGTTGACTATCAAAAACCAAGATGGAAACGTGGGGGTGGGAACGTCGAATCCAACCAATAAACTTCACATTTCCGGAACCCAAAATCAATTAGTTCAGATCCAGAATACATCTGATACCGCACGACTCGTTTTAAATGGTAGTTCCGGAACCGGTGGTGATTTAATATTTAAACAAGCTGGTACAACGACGTGGGGAATTGCTTCGATCGGTGATAGTCTCCATTTCTTAGGAGATGATTCCACCTCACTTAAGCGAATGACTATAAATAATGACGGAATCGTGACCACTCCATTTAAACCCGCATTTTACGCATGGGATAATTCAACATCTAGGTCGGGAACGACACTCACGTTCAATTCAACAACGTATAACATCGGTTCACACTATAACACATCTACGTCTCGTTTTAGAACACCCGTAGCCGGAACGTATATTTTTGCCGCAGTTCTTGCACACGATTTCGCCAATACTTTTGGATCAGCATACTATTCATTCTATGTCGACGGATCGAATCGCCGTGATATTTTAGAGGGTATGCCTACACATGACGCCCATTATGAATCACACGGTGTATACATAGTTTACTTAAACGCTAACCAGTACGTAGATATACGAGCGCGTAGTAGTACTAATATTACATTTTATAACGGTAATCACGGACCGTATTATAGGAACTGTTTCCAAGGTGCATTATTAGGTTAAAAAGAATGTGGTACTATATAAAATGTCGAGTTGGTATTTTTGTCTTGAACCTGATACACTCGAAATTGTTGACCGTTTCGAGGGTACAGAAGAAGATGTTAAATCGAGATCTTCACAATTAGAATTTGTAAAACTTGATGCGGGTATAGACCCTAAAGTTGTAGATATTTCCAGAGACGATTCTGGAAATGTCATAGTACAACTAAACGAAGAAAAGAAAAATAAAATAAACGAAGATGTACAACAGTTTAATCTCATACAATTACGAATAAAACGAGATGCACGCTTACAAAAATCTGACTGGACCCAAACGAACGATATCGGTCTGGAAAACGAAGAGGAATGGCTCGCGTATCGACAGGCGCTCAGAGATTTACCTGTGAACTCCGAGGATCCAACCAATCCTGTATGGCCCGAGCAACCACAGGTCAAGATAGTCCAAGGGAAAAATACAAGGACCGAATTGAATGACACCAAAGCGGACCTCTCCGAGACCAAAAGCGTACTCGAAGCGGACCTCCAAACCACAAAAGAAGATCTCCAAAGCAAAGCCACGCTCGAGGACCTTCAAACCGTCAAAACGCAACTCCAGACCACCAATGAACAGAACCAGAAGCTCGAGGCGCGGATCGCATTTCTCGAAACCGCCTTAATTTCTCGGTAACTACTAAGATGAGCGACACGAACGTTCACAGGGTGGTCGGGAACCTCCTCGTGGGAACCTCACATTTCTTCGTCGATACGACTACGAACCAGGTGGGTGTGAACACCTCAACTCCGGGCGCCGCACTCGACGTCCAGGGGGGAGACGTCAAAGTGGGTTCGGGGATCACGCTCGCGTCCAGCACCGGAACCATCACGGCTACGGGGTTCAGCGGGAACGGATCGGGGTTGAGCGGAGTGAACTCTGACAGCGGGAGCTGGGTGAACGGGAGTTCCTCGAATATCCATTTGGCAGTGTCGACGGATAATGTGGGTATCGGTATAGACAATCCGGGTCACAAACTGGATGTTAATGGTGATATTAACATTGCGACGGGCTCAACTTTAAGAGTGGGAGGAACACCGGCAGTCTTCAGCAATTGGAGTGTAGATGGATCTGATATATATCGTTCATCCGGAAATGTGGGGATTGGGACGACGTCACCCAACAACTCACTCCATATATATAAAAACGCGAATGAACGGACGAGTGGTCTTTTCATAGAGAAGGCCGAAGGTGGAACAAACGCGGCTGCTTTATTCTTCGGTGTGAACAATATCAATGAAAACCCTGGAGTCGCGAAAGCTGCTATATTTTATGAACGCAATTTGGTGAACGGACGTGGTGATCTAAAGTTTTGTAACGACGCTTCTTCGGATGCGAACAACGTCAGCCCGGAAACCGCCGATACAAGGATGATTATTAAAAATAACGGAAACGTGGGAATTGGGACGGCGGATCCCGGTTCTATCTTAGATGTGCATGGTGCTAGCGGTGCATCTATCAAGAAGACCGCCCCAACCGCATCTACGGGAACGTATAACTTCATATTGAACGGACCGAGGCCGGGGACATCGAGTAGCGGGGCTACACACTTCATTAACGGGTCGACTCGAGGCGAAGACGGTGGAACTAATACGTACACGATACGCAACGATAGTGGGCAGTTACGACTCGGGAGCAGTTCGCATACGACCTTGTTCAATGGTAATCACCTTCGAATGGCTGAAAATGACAACAGTTTTTTTCATTTCGGTCCTAACGGTACGTGGTCCGGTGAACTATACGTGGGTGCGACGTCTGATAGAACCGGTAGTTCTGCATTAAAATCTCAGATTATAAGCACGAACGGAAACCTACATTTAGACGCCGGTAATACACGCGAACTTTTTTTGAATTATTACAGAGGTGCGGCGGTGAGAGTAAAAAATGTTCTAAGAATGGAAGGATGTGCCACTGAATGGACAACGTATAATAATTTACTGACGCACAGGTACACTACCAATACATACTCTTGGGGGAGATGGAACGGGCCTCACCATTTTGATCTGTATTCAAACACCAACTTCACCGCGTACAACGGGGGTGTGAATTCTGTACCGTTTTACATAAATTTCTATTCTCACGCACCCATTAGAACTGCTAATTACACCAATATAAGTAGTGACGATAGAATCAAAATAAACGAAAAATACATCGAAAACGCGACACAGACACTCTTAAAACTTAAACCACAGAATTACGATAAACTCGCGTGTTTGGAAAAGGATAGGGTAGAGGGAGAAGAAGTATGGTCAAAAAAGGAATCCGGTCTCATGACACAAGATGTATATTATGACGCCCCCGAATTGCGACACCTCGTCTTACTCCCACAAGACGCGGAAGTTCCGGATGAGAAACCTTACGTAGACAACGACCCACAGAAAGATCCCGATTATTCCATGTGGGGCAGTGAACCGGCAGGCCTGCAGTATCAGGGATTCATACCGTATCTCATCAAATCTAACCAGGAAATCTACCAAGAACTCCAAACCACAAAAGAAGATCTCCAAACCACAAAAGAAGATCTCCAAACCACACTGACCGAATTAGCCGAGACCAAAACCGACCTCGAAGAGAAGACCTATCAAATAATCTCCCTCGAGGCGCGCATGGCGGCACTGGAACAAAAAAATATAGGTACCAACTAACAATGAAAGACGCGAGGGTAACCCCCTCGACGCCGAGCGTCGTGGACGCGCTCGCCGTCGTACAAGAAGTTCGAACCGCTCAGGATCTTCGCGCAGTCAGGCCGGGTATGGTCGACGTGGTCCACGGCACCATCGACGTCACCACAGGAGTCGATGTATCAAATTTCCTCGTGCACCTCCATTCGCCGTGCACTCTTCTCAGAGAAGGTTGTGCGGTCACCTTTCGAGTAGGTGGAGAGGCTACCGTAAAAGAGATCGTCGACTCGCAAAACTTCACGGTCGATCGGTCCCTCGTGGACGGCGAGGATACACTCATCGGAGTTGGGGTCAGGGACTTTCACGTCGTCAGGGAAGATGTGTTGATGGACCTGTGCCTCTCGGCGATCCGCGAAGTTTCCGAACGAATCCTAGACGAAAGCGTCTTGAATAAGATAGATGCCAGGATGTCAACCATAGAAAAGTTTTTCGGGTCGGCGTTGGCACGTCTACGGAAGCTGGAAAATATGTAGGTAGTTAATAGATGAGCGACACGAACGTTCACAGGGTGGTCGGGAACCTCCTCGTGGGAACCTCGCATTTCTTCGTCGATACGACTACGAACCAGGTCGGAATCAACACGTCATCCCCGTCGGCATCGCTCGACGTGGCGACCGGGGACGTTAAGGTTGGGAGCGGGATCACGCTCGCGTCCAGCACCGGAACCGTCACGGCTACTGGTGGGTTCAGCGGGAACGGATCGGGTCTCACAGGTGTGAACTCTGACAGCGGGAGCTGGGTGAACGGGAGTTCCTCGAATATCCATTTGGCGGTGTCGACGGATAATGTGGGCATCGGGGTTTTGGATCCGAGCCACAAGCTGGATGTTGATGGTGATATCAACATTGCGACGGGCTCAACTTTAAGAGTGGGAGGAACACCGGCAGTCTTCAGCAATTGGAGTGTGCACACGAATGGATCTGATATATATCGTTCATCTGGAAATGTGGGCATCGGCACTACAGACCCAGTAACTCCATTCGAACTAGTCGTGGGAACCAGTGCAGCACCCCTCACAGCAGAAACGACCATCATGCAGCTCAATTCGACACTCGACGGGAGTTCCAGTGATCACAAGTGTTATTTTAAGTTTCAATACGTACCGGAATCAAATCCGGTCAGTTGGACAGATTGGTCTGGAAGAATACAATTCGTCACAGATTCAACGAACCAAGGGTACATAGAATTCAACCCACCCGGTGCAGAGTACGCTATTGCGTTTGGAAATACCGGTGGAGGTAGTGCAGCGGGTGAAATTATGCGCCTTCTTGGAACAGGAAATGTGGGGATTGGGACGACGAGTCCGGGTCATAAATTAGAAGTGAATGGAACCGTTAGAGCGTCTACTTACGTATCCACGCCATACCTCTATAGATCGAGTCACAATAGTGGATACATGGTTGGTTCGTATAATAGTGTCGGTGCCAACTCCACTATGGTGAATCCTATTTACACTATAGGATCAAATTATATGCCAACTGGAGACAATGCGATTGGTAATATGTACGGTATAGGCTATTCGCATGGGAACTTCACTTCACTACTCACAGGTGGATGGGGAATGTATGTCGCATCAGATGGTGACGTTCGCATAGGTTTAAATGCCCAACATGGGCATATTAAATGTACGGGTTATGTCGACGCAGGTACAGAAGTGTATGCCCAAAATTGGTTTCGCTCGAGAGGTAACTCTGGACATCATTGGGAAAGTACATCAAACGGTAATGGTTGGCATATTTACCCCAAGGACCGCCAGGATATGTATTTTCGAACCGGTCTGTTTAACGGTGGAATAGCTGGAACTGTTCATACTGCTACTGTACGTGGATACATACATTGGACTACAAGTAATGAAATAGGGTTTCTAAATAGTATTCGACATTGGAGTTTACGTATGGATGATGCCAAGAATTGTTCGGTTTATGGTAATAATTATTCATATGCCTATCATGGTCATAGTGATACTCGTATGAAAAAAAATATTGTACACGCAGATGATACAACTGCACTTAATTTAATTCGTGAAATAAAACCTAGAATATATGAATATATAGACACACCAAGACGAGGTACACATAGTGTCTATGGATTTATTGCACAAGAAATAAAAGAATTAATGCCAAAGGCTGTTAAAGTCCGTGAAGGAGAAATACCAAACATATATCAAAATGCAACTTTTGATAAAGAACAAATGATTATTACATTTGAAAATTTTGACACAGGTAACTTACATCAAACAAAAGACATAATATGCAGAGTTGATAATGGTGAAGTAGAAAAACATTTGAGTATAAAGTCTGTATTAAATTCTAAACAGCTCGAAATAGAAGATGATGATGAATTTAAAGCACTATTAGAAGAAAGTGAAATAGCCGATGAAATATTTGTTTGGGGACAAACAGTTGATGATTTCCACAGTATTGATAAAAATTACATTTTTACAGTTGCCACAGCAGCATTACAAGAGGTCGACCGCCAACTCCAAACCACAAAAGAAGATCTCCAAACCACCAAAACCGAACTGAAAGCGGACCTTCAAACCACACGAACCGAACTGGTCGAGGAACGCACCCTCCACGAGACGACTCGTACCCAGCTTCGGAACACGCAGACCGAACTGGACGTCGCCAAGATTAAGCTCCTCAACATAGAGGCGAGGATGCAAATAATCGAATCAAATATTTCTAAGGTAGTTGTATAAGAATGTCGGACATAAACATCCAGACATTCAGCGGCAAGGTCCAGGTGAATAACAACCTGAAAGTCGGTTCGGGTCAGCTTTTCGTGGACACTGCACAAAACCAGGTGGGTCTGAACACCACCAACCCCTTAGCGAACCTTCACGTAAATGGAAACACCTACGTCCATAGTGATTTTAGGGTCGGATCCGGGATCGTGATGGACCAGAAGGTGGCGACTTTCGGCGCGACGAAAACGTTCGTGGTCGAAGTGGTCGGGGGTGTTTTCCAGATAGACGGGGTGAGTCGCCCCGCGCTTACCTTCCACGAAAACCAGACGTATATTTTCGACCAATCACACGTGTCAAACAGCGGTCACCCGATCGCGTTCTCTGAAGCCGTCAACGGCGGTACACCGTATTCTACGGGCGTGACGAGTGTGGGAACGCCGGGACAGGCGGGTGCAAAGACGACCTTCAAGGTTTCTGTGGGTGCACCCTCGAACCTCTTTTATTACTGTGTCAATCACCCCACGACGATGGGAAGTTTGGCGGGTACGCCCTCGGTGGTTTCGACGGAAGCTGAAATCATCGTCTCGGGGCGACTTCTCGCGACGTCCATCCACGGCGACGGGTCGGCCCTCGTGAACATTCCATCATCGGCTATTAACGGGACGCTCAGTCAATGGACGGATGTGAACACGAACGAAATATATTACGATCTGGGAAACGTAGGTATAGGAAACCAAAACCCTAACTCCACACTCGATGTCACGGGTACGGGCGCTTTTTCGACGACTCTCACGGTGGGTGGTGATCTCACTGTCGGTACAGACAAATTTTTTGTTGACGTTTCCACGGGGCAGGTGGGTGTGGGCACGGCTACCCCGGCCGCGGGTAAGGCGCTGGATGTCATCGGCGATTTACGGGCGACGTACCTGTACGGTGACGGGTCGAATATCAACAATATTACCAGTAGTCAATGGGTTACGACGGGGAACGACATATATTACGATACGGGGAGTGTCAGGGTCGGATCTAACCAACCGCCGGCGTACACCCTCGATGTTCTCGGAGATATCAACTTCACGGGGGATATACGTAAGGGTGGGGTGGTACAAACCTTCGGTGGAGGTGGAAGTGGAAGTGGTGGGGGTGCGTGGACCGAAATCAGCGGGACCACTCAGATCCACTACAGCACTGGTAATGTGGGTATCGCTAATACCAACCCTCAACATACCCTAAGCGTGGGTTCGAATCTCTACGTGGAGGATGCCGGCTCGAACGTTCTGGTGATCGACGGGAACGTCGCGTGTAATCAAGTCACACTCGGCCAATTCGAGATCGTGCCTTCGTACGGCCTCAACGATGTGACGGCCGAATCTAACGTGACCACGGATACGGTGGAGTTAAATAACGTGACCACGGGTCTATCGACCGTCTCGAACGTCGCCGTAGGTGGAGAACTCGCGGTCACCGGGAACGTGGTGGTTTCGAAAGATCTCACGGTGACCGAGAACGTGGTGGTTTCGAAAGATCTCACGGTGACCGAGGAACTTGTCGCGAGTGCGAATGTGGCGGTGAGTGGGTTCGTGGGAACTTCTGGAACAGGTGCTTTGACCGTTCCGAGTGGTACGACGGCACAACTACCTTCTACTGGTCTTGCTGTGGGAATGATTAGGTTTAACACGACAGTGAATAAATTACAAGTGTATGACGGAACTGCTTGGCAATCCATCGGTGGAATAAGTGCAACTGGTGGAACAGTCACAGAGGTTGGCGGCTACCGTATCCATACATTCACGAGTGATGGGACGTTTACGGTGACTTCCGGTGGTGATGTTGACTACCTCGTGGTCGCCGGTGGAGGCGGAGGCGGAGGAAGCGCGGGTTCCGGTGCATCGGGTGCGGGTGGAGGTGCTGGCGGTATGCTCGCAAGTTCCACCACTATTTCGGCATCAACGTTTGCTATTACAGTCGGAGCGGGGGGTGGCGGTGCGGGAGGGACTGTGGATACTCAAGGTACTAATGGATCGAATTCTTCGTTTTCGACGTTTATCGCCACTGGAGGTGGTGGGGGTGGTGCGCGTTCGTCCACAACCACCGTCGCTAACGGAAGAACAGGTGGTAGTGGTGGCGGTGAAGGTTCACAAGGATCGTCGGCGTCAAATTATGGTTCAGGAATATCTGGTCAGGGAAATAGAGGTGGTCTTAATGGTATGCCGTCGGATGGGAATACATCCAATGAAAATGCTTCTGGAGGTGGAGGTGGTGCTGGCGCAGTTGGCGGCGGCGGTTTGGATAGCGCAATCGGTGGATCTGGATCTTCGGGTGATGGTGGGGTAGGTATTCAATCATCGATATCGGGAACGTCCACATATTACGCTGGCGGTGGCGGTGGTGGACAGGCCGGTAAAAATTCCCCGTATAATAGCCTTGGTTACGCCGCTAATAACTCAGTACCAGAGACGCATGGAGCAGGTGGTTTAGGTGGTGGTGGTGGTGGAGGGCATAACAATGTTGCGGCTCTCGGTACTGATGGTACCCTACTCGCCGGTGAAGACGGTACGCCGAATACAGGTGGTGGTGGTGGAGGTGCGGGTTCGAATGGGGCCGCCGGTGCAGGTGGTTCGGGAATCGTGATAATAAGATATCTTATGTAATAGTAGAACATGTCGCTCAGCGCCCCAGAGGACGCATTCCTCGACGTCAACGATGCTCATCTGAGAGTGTACGGCAACGTTCACGCCGACGGTTTAAAGTTGGGGCAATTGGAGATCGTCACGACCACCTCGACGGGGTCGACGATTCAGTTTTTACATCAACACACGGCGTTCACCACAACCTCGAACATCGAAGTTGGGACGACCAACCATGACCTTTTCGTCGATACCGAGAATTCGAAGGTCGGGATTTTGACCAACACACCGACGACAGCCCTAGATGTCAACGGCACGGTGAAGGCGACCGCCTTCGATGGAGATGGCGCCCTCTTGACCGGGATCCCATCCTCGGCGATCAACGGGACCCTCAGTCAGTGGACAACTGTGACTGGCCCCAAGATCCACTACAGCGATGGAAACGTGGGTATCGGTATCGCAGACCCGCTACACACACTAGATGTTGTTGGTGACATAAATTTTACTGGGACCTTACGTGAAGATGGCAATCCCTTCGTGAGCACGCCGTGGACCATCGAATCGGGTCCAACTGCTCTGAGCTACACGTTGGGAAACGTGGGCGTCGGCGGAACAACTCCCTCCGCCAAACTCGAAGTCACGGGGAACGCACACGTGAGCACGGACCTGAGCGTGGGTGGAAATTTAACCATCAACACTATCTCTGCCGCGGCGACACACGGTCTCGGCGCCGTGACCGCCCTATCGAACACCTCCGCGGACACCGTTTTGCTCACCAACACGGGGACGTCTTTGGTGACATCGGGGAACGTGGTGGCGGGGAAGGAGTTGACCGTGACCGGAAATGCGACCGTTTCTTCTAATTTGACGGTGGCCGGTCATATTCACCAAGAAGACGGTCGATGGAAGTTTGATTTCGAAAATAGACGACCTGAACGGTTAACACCCACAACAGAGTTTCGGTATGTAGTCGTAGAAGGAACATCCGATCTCCCGGTGTCGACGAACGCTAAATATGCAATTCCCGATTCTGGGACTACTGTATACCAATACGTTCCTAGTACAGGTGCGACGACGACCCTCATAAGCAGTACAAGTGCGGCCGATACGGTAGGAAGTATAGCTCTTACCACGGGTACGGAAATATACACGACAAGTGCAAAGCCTTTTGTATTAACAATACCCGGTTATAATTATGCCGTCATACCTTTCGTATGTAAAGGGTACTACTTAGGTTACACAAATTATAGATACCCCCCAACAGTCGTATACATGTATGCTCCATACGAAGACGTTACCGTAAACTTATATCTCGATAAGGCAATCACAGAAACGCCGACAGAAACGTTTACGCTCACGAAACAAACGGTCACAACCAGAAGTATAAACCCAGGTATAGATAATTACAGTTACACGATAGAAGCCGTGAACGGAGTAATCGTGGCATCTAAGTCCGGAACTTCTTCCACCTACACCCCCGACGGTGATCATGAAATTCTATACCCCGCGAGTACTTTAGGGTATAACTTGACGAGTAGTGGTGGAAATTATCAGAACCACGACGCATTTAGTACAGGTGGTGGGGATGAGGGTTCGGTGCACCGTTTTTCATCGGATGTGATACAAAACGGACCTACGTTTTATTCACCTTCGGGAATTCCTCACTTTTCGTCGGTCGGTGGTGACGGTGATGGCGGAGATACTACTGGTATCATTCCACACGAAATAGTCGGAGAAATATATTATATTCCACATATCATACCCGGGTATATGATCGGGTTTCTCACAAATAGACAGACTGTTACGAGTGAATATTATCACGGTGGCCAATGGTATACCGATACTGCCCATAACGCACCTAAATCCGGGGTTTCCGCGTATAATGCTATACCGAAGAGGGCATGGCAAGTAGGTGGTAAACTCGATGGTAATAGGTCCAATTTATCGGGTAGTATGGCTTCATCTACACTTTGGAGGTTTACGAGTGACCACCCATTCGTTTTACGCATTGAAAGTGAAGACGGTGCGGCTTCTTCTTGGGATGAATACATGGCTGTAGGGTGGTTGAATCCTACCCGAACGACCCCTATTTATAAACCACCATGTTTTACTACACCGGTTATATATGAGGCGAATTTAAACCCCAATGTAAATATAAACGCAGGTGCAACTGATGCATGGGGTGAATATAATATTTTTGAAGCGGATAACGTGGCCGTAAACAGAGCGTACGGGGGTGGATTTTCTGCACGTTCTGGAGGACAGAGAATCATAGTACCCGCACCTGGTTTTTATAGGTGTACCGCGACTGTTTATCTATATAGGAGTGATGCCGTAGCTTCGCGTACATCGACCGAAATTAGATTTTCTGCAAAAGATGGAGTCGGTGTAGGTCCTATAGGAGAAGGGTATATACGTTTATACGATGGCCACGACCATGTGAGTATTGCTATTACTACCATAGTAGACCTTACTCATGTCGATTGGAACGTTACATCGACCGATTGTCCGCCGCATATAGGATTATTGTTTCGACGTGCGGGTGACATTAGTGAGGCAGTTTATACCGATGGCACTAGTAAAGTTTTGCTCGAGCTTATTCGGTAAGAAAAAACCTCCCTTCATAATAGAAATGGCGACCAACGGAAACCTCAACTTCACGAACGTCAACAAGGTCACCTTCGAGGGTGTGGGCGCCGCACCCAACGCGGTCATCGACACGACCACAGGAAAGATCGGGGTCGGGGTCGACAGTCCAGACGCGAACCTCCACGTGGTCGGGAACTGCCACGTCAGCACGAACATGGAACTCGGCGGCACGCTCGTGATGGGAACCGTCACCGTCGAGGCGCAGCACGCGCTGTCGGCCATAACCGCGACGGGAAACACGACGCCGCACACGATCGAGTTTCAGAACGCCGAAACTTCCCTGGTGACCACCGGGGACGTGGTTGTGGGGGGTGATTTGGACATATCTGGGAACTTGGGTTCTAGTTTAGTGAATCTCGTATACCCAATCGGTGCTGTTTACATTTCCGTAAACTCAGCGGATCCGGGGACAATATGGACGGGTACTACCTGGGTGGCCTTTGGTGAGGGGAGGACTTTGGTAGGTCAGGGTCAAGGAAGTGGGTTGACGAATCGCCCAACGGTAGAGGCCACGGGTGGTGCGGAGACACACACACTGACTGTCGCTCAAATACCCGCACACAACCACACCTTTAGCGATAAAGTTAGGTCTATGTCTACGCAGGGTGGTTATCCAAATCCTACAGCTCAATATAATCCAAATATCGCTACTAATGATATCAGTAATACTACCAACAACAGGGGCGGTGGAGAGGCACACAATAATATGCAACCTTTCATTGTCACGTATATGTGGAAACGAACAGCTTAAATATTTATCCAACTAATATAGTAGTATGGCGACCAACGGCCTCCTTAACTTTCAGGGTACCAACAAGGCGACCTTCGTCGGCGCCACATCGAACATCACACTGGACGTGGTCAACTCCAGCCTCGGCATAGGCATCACGGGAACCGACCCGCCAAGTTCGAATCTTTACATCACCGGGAACGCGTACGTGACCTCCGACATATCGGTCGGAGGCGTCCTCAACATGGGCGTGGTCAACGTCGCCGCTCGGCACACCTTAGAAGCGATCACCTCCCTCGGCGCTTCGACCCCGAGCACGCTCACCCTCACCAACACGGGAACTTCGTTGGTCGCGAGCGGGGACGTCACGGTGGATACGAACACCTTCCACGTGGATACCACAAATAATAGGGTTGGTGTGGGGACAACGGCCCCTGAAAGACCTGTTCACATCTTAACATCAACTGGTACGAATTCCTTTATTCGAGTTGAATCAAATGAAGCAGATGAAGTCGGTATAGATTTCTTTAAAACCGGGACGACCCACCCGTGGTACAATTACAGTGGAGCGAATAGAACCGATTTAAGATGGTACCGTGGAGGCGTTGATAGAATGCGCTTATCAGACGAAGGAGACTTGAGTATCGATACTATGATTCCGTATTCTATGTTACATCTCGGAAGTGATACGGCGGGTAGTGGAGGCCGTGCGAAATCTGGTAATATGACAGCGAGTGACTATTACTTATTACTCGGACGAGCGGAACATGGGGTAGCAAAGGAGTGGCGGATTGGGTTCGGATATAACATTTCTGCAACAAATGTCCCCCCTTCTTATATCGGATATCGTGAGAGAGTAAATTCGGGTAGTACATATGGAGATTTGGTATTCGGTGGGAGATCATCTAACACCGGCAGTAACCAAGCGACTGAACGTATGCGAATTACGTATAATGGGTGTGTCGGCATTCGAAACACCACCCCGGATTGTCCATTACACGTGAGCGGATACGGTGGGACAAACACAGGTGCATCCATTCATCGGGGGTTTAGACACGACTATGACCTCCGAACCTGGGGTAATAATCACAATAATGTTGGTATTTTTGCAGATGACGATATAATGTGTCATGGTTTCGTTTTATCTATAAACGGAACTTTCGGTGCATCCGATCGGCGTATTAAGAAAGATATCGTGGATATCGACGACGGGGCAGCTCTGCAGACTCTCAGACAATTACAACCAAAACAATATAAATACATAGACACGTATAAAAAAACTTCGGATCCTGTGTGGGGTTTTATAGCACAAGAGGTTCGAGAAACACTTCCACACTCTACGCAGTTGAGAACAGAATTTATACCGGATATCACCGAAGTAGCTACCGTCTCCGAATCTACCGTGCTCACATTCACGAACTTCGATACATCAAATTTAGAAATTGGTAAAAGACTACGAGTTCACGATCAAAATCACGCAGAGCATAAAATCAAGATCACTGCTGTCATAGACGCGCACAGAGTTCGGGTCGAAGAAGATTTATCAGGTTGGACGTGTTCTTTCAATGAAGATGGAACGATGGGTGAGGGAAATAGTTTGTACGTGTTTGGGTGCGAGGTCGACGATTTCGTGTTCATAAAGAAAGACGCTATCTGGACGGTCGCCACAGCTGCGCTGCAAGAGGTCGACCGCCAACTCCAAGCCGAGAAGGAAAAGGTACGAATGCTCGAGGATCACCTCACGCGGTTCACCGTGCAGGTCACCGCGCGACTCGCGGCACTCGAATCCTAAAAATAACCTGAGTTGATAATAACATGGCAGCGAACGGCGTGCTGGATTTCCAGTCGACGAATAAGCTCATCTTTCGCGGTGCCAACGCCAACGTCGTCATCGACACGCAGAACCTCAGTCTGGGTGTCGGTCATCAAGGGGAAGGTGCGATCACATCGAACCTGTTCGTGACGGGGAACGCACACGTGAGCACGGACCTGAGCGTGGGTGGAGATATACGTGGTGGATGCCCAGTCTATTTTTCTGCACGGATGACCGCTAGTGCACCCGCTTCACATGCCGGTAATCGCATAGCGTGGAACACACTCGACGAATCACGGGGTGGAGGTTTTAGTACAAGTTCCGGTACGTTCACGGCGCCTATCGCTGGTAGATATAAATTCTCATACTTTGCGAGAGGAAATGTGAATGATTCAATTAAAATTAAACCACGAATAAACGGGTCGCCATCTTTTAATACGACAAATGACGGTACTGATCAAAATTTACTGGGGAGCGCATTTGTTCAAGGGGACGGAATAGCCGGGTCCGCCGTGTGTATAGTATCACTCTCAGTTGGAGGAACATTTGATTTATTTGCATGTACACACGGAAACAGTCATACCGCTGGTATATCTACATATTACAATGGATTTACAGGTGAATACCTTTCATCTTTATAAAAAACCTCCCCCAATAATAGATATGCCTATCGGAACACCCGTCGGTAACCTAGACATCGCCAATGCGACGCTCAGGACCTCGAATCTCGAAACCCAGAACATAAAAATCGGGTCTATCTTCGTGGGCACGGGGAACTCCCTCGAGGAGACCGCGAACGTCGGCAACTCCATGTCCAACACGATTCAGTTCACGAACACGCACACGGCCTTCACGACGACGGGGAACGTGACCGTGGGGAAGGAGTTGACCGTGACTGGGAGTGCAACCTTCAGTGGGGATGTCACGGTAGATACGACCACCTTCCACGTGGATACCACGAATAATAGGGTTGGGGTGGGGACGGTGAGTCCGGGGGCGGCGTTGGACGTAGACGGTACGGTTAAAGCCACGACGTTTGAGGGTGGCGGATCCGCTCTTACAGCACTTAACGCGACTAATATAGCATCTGGAACACTAGATGTTGCACGCGTTCCCAATTTAGTGAATCTCGTATACCCAATCGGTGCTGTGTACATTTCCGTAAACTCGGCTGATCCTGGGACAATATGGGCGGGTACTACCTGGGTGGCCTTCGGTGCTGGAAGAACCCTGGTAGGTTTGAATAGCGGTGATTCCGATTTTGACTTGGCAGAAGAAACTGGTGGTGCGAAAACACACACACTAACGAGGAGTCAAATACCTCCTCATCAGCATAATATTCAAGAATTTCCCGGTTATAGTGAGAATGCTTCGCAGTGGCTCTCATTTACCACGGGGCAATACAATGGATTACCTTTCCGTCGCGGTGGCGCCAATGCTAATTACAGGAAGCCTTCCGGCGACGGTACCGATATCCCTAATCCAATTGGTAACGGTAGTGGAGCCGCCGCATCACACAATATTATGCAACCCTATATCGTGACCTACATGTGGAAAAGGACGGCATAAATAATCAGCTTCTATTCTATATGAGTAAAGAATACGTTGTGAGGCAAATTTTCATGGAGATGGAGCCTAGACCAAAATATTATAATTGCACCCAAGGAACTTGGGAATCCTTCGAAGTCGATGAAGGATTTGAGAAGCCCACCAAAGAGGTCTTCGAGGCGAGGTTTCAAGAACTCTACGCCCTCGAACCCATGCGGAGGCTCAGGGTAGAGCGAGACATTCGCATAAGGCAGACGGATTGGATCTTCGGACCAGATATTCCCTCGATGACCACCGAGAAGCTCCAAGAATGGAAAACGTACCGCCAGGCCCTTAGAGACCTCCCTTCTGGTGCGACACCAACCCTAGCTGACGATGGTTTGGAGTTACTGAGTATCACGTGGCCATTACCACCGTAAACCCTATTGTAAATAACCTAGTACCTTTTCATAGTGTAGAAACTCTCTTGGATAGTCCTCTATACTAAAATTGAACGGCTTATAATTTGGACGATAATACGTTGGTTGTAATTTTACTTTTGGATCTTTTTGTGCAAAATCAAATGTAGCGATGGGATCATTGAGGCCATCTCTTTTCATCCACTTTTTCATTTTCACGATGTCTTCGCTAATATCATTTTTTTTAATCAGTCCCATATCTTTGATTTTTTTCATGGTACCTTGGAAGTCATTTTTCAAATCTTCATATCGAATTAACATGTAGTTTTTAACAAGTTTTGGAAGTTTTTCACATATCCATTCTAATTTTATGTGTCTAACTTCGAAAATATTGTTACAAGATTCATGCCCACCAAGTTTAAATGATACTTTTTCATCATAAAAAACGGCTGTTGATGCATATTTACCGAATAAAAATCTTTCTTGCGACTCTACCATCGGTTCATATAAGTTGCGTGGTGTTCTATAAATGGATCTTAACCAATCTATGGGATCCCTTACGATACATAAAAAAAGTACGTCATCTGTGTTTGACAAGTCAAGATCGTCGCCGAACCAGTGTTTATGACCATATGTTCGATATCTTTCAATTATATCATCTACATCTTTTACATCGTCGAAAACGTTAATTGCATCGAAATTATCTTTTATGCTATGGTCAAGGAAGTTTGTTCCACTGGATCTTTCACCGTAGATGTGATACCTTTTTAGTAGTGTCGACTCAATCATTTACGTACGTCTGGTGCCATTCTTTTAAATCTCCCACAATAATAGAAAGAGGATGTCGATATACCCACCCACAGGGACACTCGAAATTAAGAACGCCACCTTGAAAATCCCGGTGGTGGATCTCCAGTACACGTCGAACACCGCCAAGCTGGAAGCGAACTCCAATGTGGTCACGGAGTTTAGTCGGTCGAAAAAGCTTATTAAGTACCCAAGGGTGGCTTTGACGAGTGCCGCACAATCAAGTGCAGGAGGTTACGAGGGATATATAGTTAACCAAAGTTCTGTATTCACATCTGAGAGCGATCATGGTGCGTACCTAGCATTTAGAGGAAATTCACACTGGTTATCTTCACTTAATTCATTTGATGGCGCTCCCGATAGATTTAACGATGTTAATGGACCGTGGATAAGTATACAATTACCAACTAAAATTAAGCTTGAATACTTGGAATTTTCTGCGGCCTCGAATAGATTAGCACAGCTAATCACCTCGGGTTCAGTATATGCGAGTAATAATGGTAGTACGTGGATAAATATTGGAAGTCTTGACAATTTAGGAACTTATACAAATTTTGTTCCTGCACATGTAGATTTTACACATACAACTCTTTACGATAGATATTTACTTCATGTTACGGTAAATACAACAGGTTATAATTATGTACATATAGAAAGATTGTCGCTCTTCGGCGTCCCCGAATACGACCCCGACGCTCACGGGACTGATGTGACCGTTAAGTCTGTGGCCAACGTTCCCAACACGGATTGGTTGGAGGTCTACTATGACGGACAAGACTACACACAGCCATCAGATTTCGCTGGGCCTGGCGGAGTTATAGATAAGGCGGGTGGGGACCAGAATGGGACAGCCGGAACTGGTGTCGGGTTTGATACAACGTATAAGGCTTTCACTTTTGATGGATCCATAACTGGTAATATTACGGGGACACATGGTTTAGGAACTGGTACAGGAATTACACCAACAATTTCACTTTGGTTTAGAATGAATGATACAGCTACAAATCGCTTCTTCGTGATTGGAACTCAGGGTCCGACGACCACTTCGCGGCAATCAATGACCGTTGGTCACCACCAAGGATTTGTTTATCTAGATTATTGGTATTCCGAAGTACAAACTCCTTCTACTGCAGTTGTCGCAGATGAATGGTATCATTTAGTAATTGTCCATAAAGGACCGGGTACGACAGCTAGTGGTTCTCAAGATATCTATCTAAATAATGTTAAACAGATATTAAATCTCCACGCCTCAAATAATAGTAATGATACGTTTGATTTACAAGGTACAGGACTCGTAATAGGTTCCAACCCAGATAATACAACACAATTGAATGGCTCAATCGCGAACTTCCGCCTCTTTAACCGGGCTCTCTCAGCGGATGAGATCTACCAACTCTATGCCTACCAGAAGGAGGACTTTGGACACAGTACCAATAATATGACCCTCAAGGCGGGGAGACTCGGGATTGGGACTTCGGAGCCGAGGGCGGCTTTGGACGTGAGGGGGACTATAAATGCTACTAGGTTCAATACTCTAGTAGCGGAACACACTGTTACTTCTACAGTTGATAGTGTCGAAATTAATGGTCTAGATTTAATCGGAGACGGTGGAACATATAAAATATTATGGAAAGTAAGAAATTATGGTGCTACAAATCCACAATACTATATGACCGTTAACGGAGACGCAACAACAGGAAATTACTATTATGGTGGTAAACAACATACAAATACACAGTCTCTTCACGATGGTAATTTTCCTACGATATTTAGAGCCGGACAAGACTCAACACATACATTAGAAATCACAATGACGCGTTCTTGTGATGGATACATAGTTGCACATGGACAGGGAACTTTTCATACTGGAAATAACCTGAACGCCGGATCTGTTCAAGGTTGGGAATTAAATAGATGGTTTTATAAAATACCCGGTAATGTAACGAGTATATTATTCAGTTCAGCGAATCCTGATACAGCAAGATATGGCTCTGGTTCAAACATACAAATTCATAAATATATGTAATTCCTCCAAAGTGGACCGAGTCCCACTTTGCAAGAAAGACATCCCGAGTGGCAGAGCCACTCGTATCAAGTGACTCCGTCACTTAAAATAACCTCCCTCAATAGTAGATGTCAGTCAACGGTTCGAACAACTTCTTGAACATCGAGGACGCGAACCTCCGAGTCAGGAACGGTTCGGTGCACGCTCAGGGGATGACCATCGGCGGAGCCATCGTCAGCGCCTCGCACGGACTTCAGTCTGTCTCAGACACGAGCAACACCACCAGTAACACGCTCCAGTTCACCAACGCGACGACCGCCTTCAAGGCGACGTCCAACATAGAGTTGACGTCAGCCTCTAAAATCATCGTGGAGTCCAACGTCCTCATGGATTTCAAAACCTTGGGTCAGATTGAGTTTCCCGGGAGCGCAGTGGAACAGGAGTATCCTCCGGGTCCTATGGATGATTACGAGACTTTGATTCCGGGACATGGTGCTTTTGTAACACATGGAGGTTCTTCCGGCTCCGCTTATGCTCCATGGAGAGCATTCAATAAAGAATTAGGCAGTGCCGGAAATTTCTGGATAGACACAGGTATTGGATATTCACACACCGCACCATACGAAGCCTTGAGCACTCATTCTAGAACAACCCTGCACGATGGAAGTGTTCTATTAGGCGGTTGGATAGATTTAGTATGTCCATACCCTATAAAATTAAGCAGTGTTTCAATTGCTCCTAGAACTAATTACTGGCAAATATCATTACAAAGGGGTGTTATCCTCGGTAGTAATAACGGTGAAGATTGGTATCAAATCGATACCATTGATTATAATTCACCATCGGGGTCTACTGGAACTACGGCAATTTCAAATGAACTTACCAACTTCAGTTTGGTTTC